TTGTGACGCTGAAATAGACGGATTTACCGTTGTTGTTATTACATTTTTCCCTTCAAAATATCTTTCTCTCAAGTTCATGAGATTAAGAGATTGTGATAACGTAATATCTCTACCAACAATTCCTTTATTTTCACTATCAGAGTAAGTTCTTACAACAGGGGTTTTATTAACTTTACCTCTATCGTACTCCGTTTGTTGGGAATTTTTCAACGTAACATAAAATGGGTCCACCAAGGGGTACCCCCCCAAACCATAATAAAAACCAGTAAGGTCCATATTATAAAAATCCTGTCGTTTGTTATCACTTAGAGATGGTGGATATTCATCAGGGTCCAAACCTACCGGTTCGGTATCCTCCGGGTCTCCTCTAAGAATACCCCATGTTGTAGGAACATTTGATGTTATCAATAAAGATGAGCTACTTTGGCTATACAACAACCTACCTCTTAGTTTTATCGCGTCAACCTTAGTACCATTAAAACCAAAAATATTGGTAGTAATCTCATCCAGGTTTAAATCTTTATTCGAACATTCACATGCTTCACAAGTAGGATATGACAGCATTGGTAGCTGAAATTGTTTAAAAACAAAATCAGCTAATACAGGACGTACAGTTCTCACAAACACAGTAGCAACTACCCCCCAAAAAACAGCAAGTCCTATATCATATAAACCAGCGGGAATTATTCCCCAAGACAACAAGACAATACCATTATATAATGCAATTCCCGCATTAACTACAAACCATGCTGGTATAACATTACGAAACAACCACCTAAAGAATGGCCAAAATTGTGCTATAATATGAAGAATAGGTATCAATACAATTGCAAGTGGAGAAAAAACAACCAATAAGATGTTTACAATAAAAAATAATAAATCAAAATTTCTTACACCATCAGTAGCCGGAAACTTATAATTTTCAGTGGCACAAGTGTTATCCGTAATTTCTTTTACACCTGTAAAGTTTCCTCGATTCAAACCACGATAGTATTGGTCTATCAATCCTGAAACAGTATAAACTTTGTTGTATTGGAAATCATAAAACGTATCTTTACAATCTATTGCATCCTGTATGTTAGCATACCCATCCCAATCTAAACCAAAATAATAAGATTTTTGAAAGTCTTGATATGCTATAGATGATGTGTTCACATTATAAGCCGGGTCTACATCTGACCTAGTCCATCCATATTCTTTGACATTTGGAACTAAAAAGTAAGCCCTCCTATTTTCAGATAATTCTAAGGATGGTGATTGATTATATTTAATTTTGAAACGGTACTTAGCTTTAGTTGGAACACCAACTCTTGGGTCATTACTTAGTACTTGTTCACCAAATTCATTTGTTGTCACATAATCCAAGTTCATAGGGACCTCAGCCACCCAAGTTCCATCTTCATCAATTAATTTACCTCCTTGCGGTAATGGTGCCTGTTCAAGTATTGGACGACCATTTGTATCTTGGAATATGGTTTGTCTGATTGCGATAATTTCACCCGCACCTGTTGTCATATTACAAAGGTCCCCCATTTCTGACGGAGGTTGGCAATTAGAAGAAATTGCTTTGTCATTTACGTTAGTCAACAACGAACCCATGAATGTGGCTGTGGGTTGTATAGTAATACCAACCTCACCCAAATTAAAATCTTCACGAGCAATGGCGATTTGACAAATTTCAGGTTGACCCCAAAATGGTTGTACGTTGATTGATTTGTTAATATTGACAATCTGAGGTAAACTACCTAAATCTGAGGATTGTGGAAAATTCACACCATCCAATTGTTCAGTTGTTGCTCTACCGATTCTTACTAAATCTTGAGGTGACATTGAGAATGGTCCCATATCTGATAGGTCCAAATCCATTACTAAGGTGTAGCTTCCAACAGGAACCCCCATAATCATAAAGTCACCACTACCGTTTGTCTTTACGGTAAATTTGTAATATTTGTCATAAACTTCAATCCATGCAGGATTTGTAAGAGCCTCGTTTCTACTTGGGAAAGTACCTACAGGAATGTGACCACTATGTTGGGATTCGTTAGGTAATAAATTATATCTATAACCTTCATCGTCTACATCAGTTTCTGAAGTATAAGGATACAATTCCGTAATAAATTCATTCCCTTCATCTATTTGAGAAAGTGGAACAAAAATTGAAAGTCTTGCGTTTGGAATACCAAAACCACCATTGGTGAACACTCTACCAACCACAACACCATAATCTGCACACATTCTTGTGTACACTTCTTCACTTCGAACCTTGAGTGATAAAATCTCTAAGGATTCAAAGTCTTGGTCTAATTGGAGGTTGATTTGTTTATCAACACCTACCTGTGTACGTACTCTTACAGATTTTGACATTAATTGTGACTTTCTATCATAAATAGTTTATGGACTATTTTATAAAAAGTAGTCGAACCTTAAGGAAAAATAAATGAGGTTATGAGAAGTTTGTGGTCTGATAATTCTTAACTCTAACAGTAATATCTTTCTGTGGGAATTTGATTTGATAAATCTGATTAGGTTCTGCAAATATCGTGTTGTCCACAAGGGCAATTTTCTTAGTTGTACTATCAGAATATGCCATAGATGTTTGAGCCGAACTATATTGTCCACCTACTTTGTTATAGATAGATAATTCACCAACACTAACCACACCATTTTCAGATTGAATAATTCTATTCAATTCGGAAACTAAAATATCTTCACCAAGTCCACGTAAAGTTGAACTAAAGAAAGTAGTAATCCTATCAATGATATTGGAAATTACAACACCCTGATTCTGTGATGCATCTAATACCACCTGAGTATCAACCGCCAAATCAATAACTTGAGCAGAACCAATTGAAACATAATCATTCAACATTCTATAATTTGAGAGATATGTTGCTAAGTTTTGTTTCAAGGTTTGTGAAACATCAGATGTAAGGTTTCCTGTTGGGTCATAAGATAAAATATTCACATTTATCTTATTATTATTTTCGGTAATTGATACTTTTGCAGGAGCACCAAATTGACCTGGCATATTTCTTATGATTGCCTCATAGTCGTTTACAGTTACCGCTCTGTTCTGTGCTGCGAAATTGAATGTTACATAATTTCTAACTTCTTCAGTCGATGGATATCCTGCACCTCCGATTGCCGCAGTAACGTTATTACACGCCAAAGAATTGATAACGGTATTGTTCAAGATATCAGAAGGACCATTTACAAAGAAATCAACCGCACCAATTTGATTGATAACATTCACTCCTAAGTTAGTTGCCAAACCACCACCAATTCTATATTGAATAAACAATGTGGTATTTGCTTGTGGTGTATTTCCCAATGACATTGAATTATTCTGATATCTTTGGATTTTCAAAGGAACATCAAAACTTGTAAACTCTCTCAATTGGTCTTCCGCAGTGTTTGTACCACCACCAAAAGTTAATTTAATAAAACCTTCAGGAGTATATTCAGTTATAAATCTATTCTGAGTTTGAATATACTTTCCAACTTTTATTGATGGGTTATCCGATGGTTTAGTTGGGTCTTCAACAAAAACTCTATCTTCAGCTAAGGCTTGTACTTCATACCATCTTCCTTGGGCACCAAGAAATTCTTGAGCTGTTGGTACGTTTGAATAAGAAGTCCCATCTCTTTGAATGATTGAGGTAACACCCAACACATTCTTTTCAGGTAAGAAAAATTCAAAGAATGGTCTTACATCATTAGGTGTGATTACTCTTTTGAAAACTTTTGTTATTCCGTTTACAACAGGCTCTCTTTTTGTAATAGTATAATTAACCAAGTTTCCATTTGCATCAAAATTGGGGATTTTCAATCTATTAGGAAATCCATCTTGATTGAATGGTGAGGCAAAATTAATGTCTTGTAAATTTTCAAAAACTTGCCCCGCACCAATTACTTGTGAACCTCTTCTTAGTATACCCAAATATCTTTCATCTTCCTTATCACCAAAAGCTGGAACAGTTATAGAGAAATCCACCAACGCGATTGAAGGTCTCTGACCTGGAATTTTCAATCCATATGTTCTCGCAATATTATAAATTGAAGAACGTTGTTGGGCATATTGAAGTACAGTTTCCTGAATACTTCTATCAATGTGATAATGTAGGTTATCAGCAACCGCAGCATTCAAATCTAAGAATACTGAAAATAATGATGCGTCATTGAAATTATCAATAAGGTCCGGATAATAAGTTTTTGTATAATTTATTAATTCCTGACGAATTGCTTGGAAATCTCTGACGGTATAGGAAATTCTTCTCTCTGCCATACTCTTAAATATTGATTATAATAAAATCTTTTGTGTTGAAAACATCATTGGTTATTGAATAATCAATTCTGACAGTTGCGGTGTACTCTCCAACATCATTGTTATAGGTTCTAACATTTGGGTCGATGACATTACCAGCTTCGGTAGCAGTCAAACCCGCGGCTTCACCTGTAGGTGCCGTTATGGATATATTGGTCAATTGTAAATTCGGCATGTATTTTTCTACAGAATCTCTAATCTCCGCTTCAATACTTTTGAAAGTTGGACCATCTAAAGGTTCAAAAATGTACTCTAATAATGCGGTTCCAAAATCAGGTAAAAAATACCTTGAACCCTTACGAGTTAGTAAAAGGTGGATTAGGTTTGCTCGTATTTCCTCTGCAGTATATTGAGTTAACTCCAAATACTTACCTGTAGTTGAATCTACAAAGGGGAATTGAATACCGTATGTTTTACCATTTGCCATATCTCATAAATATAATCGTTCAAAAAATTATCTGTAATAAAAAATCCCAACACTTTCGTGATGGGATTTTCATGCATTATAACCAATTTTATTGGTTTGTGATGGTTTTATCCTTCACAAGCAACACACTGTAAGTCATTCAAATTTAATTTCTTTCTAGCAAATGCTTGAGCAGAATTCATTGAGTGTTGATAGTACAATGTTTTGACACCTAATTGCCAAGAATCAATCAAAAGTTTGTTGACATCTTTAGTTGGCATGTCGGGAGAAATCATTAGGTTCAAAGATTGAGCTTGGTCAATATAATCTTGACGTACTGCAGCCATGTTGATGATAGATGCCTGATTGATTTCAGCAAACGTTCTGAAAACTTCTTTTTGTTCATCTGTCAAGAAATCTAAGTGTTGGACCGAACCGTCGTTTTTCTTAATACTATCCCAAGTTGCTTTAGTATCTTTTTTTAGACTAATTAAAAGTTCTTTCAACACAGGATTCTTGATTGTTACTTTCAATTTCGCAACATCTTTCACATAACAATTAGACCAAATTGGTTCAATAGATTGTGATACTTGTCCTAAAATAAATGCTGACGATGTTGTAGGAGCAATAGCATTCAAAGTAACATTTCTTCTACCATAACCAACCAATGTTTCAGGTTCTCCAAACATTTCTGCTAATTCTGAAGATGCTTTATATGATTTATCCTGTATCAATTTGAATACCTCAACATTCAATCTTGCAGTTTCTCGAGTATCAAATGGTAAGTTTTTAGATTGTAGTAATGAATGCCATCCTAATACTCCCAATCCCAAAGCTCTTTGTCTCTTTGCAAAATTATATGCCTTTTCCAAGTAAAAGAACGCTCTTTGTCCTTCAATTGTACCATTATCTCGGATTTCTTCAATTTTCGTAAGAAACTCAGTAACAACCGCATCCAAGAAATAAACCATGGTTTCAACAGCGTCAGTATCTTTCCATTCGTCATAATGGAGTAAGTTCATTGACGAAAGTACACAAACAAAAGACTCTTCTTCTGAATTGTGAAGAGCAATTTCAGAACAAAGATTAGAGTTATAAATTTTCATATCTTTATCTCTGTAAACATCAGGAGCCTTCTTATTCATAGTATCTGAGAACATAATATATGGGTAACCAATTTCTCCTCTTCTCTGAATTACTTTAGCCCAAACCGCTCTTTTTTGTTTGTCACCTGCAATCATTTCGTTCATAAATTCATCACTTACTGTGACTGCATGTGTTAAATCTTGAATAGGGAATCCTTCAGTGCCA